AGATGATATGTCAATGTCTTTAATTTATCAAGTTAAAAAGTTAAAATAATAATAAGGAGGTGAAATTATAAAAAATGTCAAATAAACTTTATGTCGGTAATCTCAGTTACAATATCGATGATAATCAGCTATCAGAATTATTTGCTCAATTTGGTAAAGTATTGAGTACTAAAGTAATTACTGATCGTGAATCTGGCAGATCCAAAGGTTTTGGATTTGTAGAAATGAGTACTGACGAAGAAGCTCAAAAAGCTATCGAAAATCTCAATGAAACAGAACTCGAAGATAGAAAAATCATTGTAAGTGAAGCTCGTCCACAAAAACCTAGAAATAATTATTAAATTGGAGGGATAAAATAGATTTATCAATCAAAACACCAGTCCAAATATTTATAAACGGTAAGTTTTTTTGTATCGCCAACGAGGTTGATATTGAACAAAACTCGCCTAAATTTAAAGGGAGCATTATTCCTGGTAATGTGAATAGTGATCCAAGTCAATGGACTGGTACGGTGGTACATATTAAAAAACCACCTACAACGAAAGCCGAAAAGAAAGAAATTAAAAGAATTCACAAAGTTGAATCCTATGATGACTTCTTTAAAAGAATGGTTGCGGCTAAAGATGATCCCAACGCTCATTTACCAATTAATTGATATATAATAAATGAAAGACGATTTCTTTGAAAAAGTCTTGAAAGTTATAGGAAAAGGAAAAGTATGGCAGAAAAAGAAAAAAGTACCGGGAAAGCCGGTAAGAAAAAACAAACACCAGAAAAGCCGGTAAAACAATTAACTCTAAAACAGAGGATTGATAAAACTGTTGATGACTGGAAAGATAGTCCAGGAGAGTTAAAAAAACAGATATTTGGATTGGTTCAAAGAGTTTTATACCCCGATCAATTTTGTCCCGAATGTGACGGGAGTCTATTCTTTAGTCCTAGTGGTTGGAGTTGTCCGAATTGTGGTTTTCAACGAAATCCTAATCAAAATCTTCCATCCACAGTATCCACAACAACAAGGCCATCTCAGACAGGAAAAGTCCCTCCTCAAGTAGAAAAAATGATTAAAAATACTCAAGAACCTCGTAGAGTAGTTGCTCCTACTAAAAGAGGTACTGACATCAGAAAGTTGGTTGATCAAATGGATAGTGGAGGTTCATCAGCACCAACTCCTCAAGACGAAGCAAATGTAAGGAAAGATCCCAATGTTGCAGGAAAGGTTAATTGGGTATAACTATGAAAAAATGTGGAGTACTCACAGATCACTTTAACCAATTAGGAGGAGGCACGGTTCATTCGTTTAAATTTATTGAATTTTTAAAACCCTACTATGATATAGATGTTTTTCTACCTGGATTGCCTAAAGGACAAGAGTGGATGAAATATTTTCTTAATCTCGATACAAAAGGATTAAATTTCGATAATTTTAAACCAGAAAAGGCTTTCAATAACTATGATCTCTTTTTAAACATTTCTCATTGGCGGATAGTCGAAACCGATGCTAAAAAAAAGTTTGCTGTTGTTTTTTTTCCACAATTCTTTTTCCCAACATACGACTATACATTGTTAGCAAATTCTCAATATACAAAGAAAAATATTATAACGAGATGGGTCGTACCAGAAAATAGGGTTAAAGTTATATATCCACCTATCATGACGAAAGAATTTAACGCTGGCAAAAAAACAAATACAATTATTCATGTGAGTAGAATAGCCAAACCTAGGCCTGAAGCTGATAAGGGACATAAGCAAATGATAATGGCATTTAAAGATATGGTTGATAATGGACTTAAAGATTGGCAATTTTACATTATTGGACAGGTAGAAGATCCAGAATACTATAATGAATTAGTGGCATCATCTAAAGGTTATCCTGTTAAGTTTTTTCTATCGATTCCTTTTGATAATTTAAAAAAGTTATATAGTGAAGCCAAAATATATTGGCATTTAACAGGAATAACAATGCCTAATCAAGTCGGCGCTCAAGAACATTTTGGGATGACGACGGTTGAATCAATGAGTAGTGGTTGTGTCCCCGTAACATTATCTACGGGAGGACAACCAGAAATCATACAAGATGGACTAAATGGATACTTAATTAAAAGTGTTGAAGAATTAGAAAATAAAACGACAGAACTTATTGAAAATCAAAACAAGTTAAGAAATATGTCCGATTTGGCAGTTAAAAGAAGTAAAGATTTTGATGAAGAAATTAGTAAGAAAAAATTTTATAATATAATTAATTTATGAACATTAATACAGACAGAATCGAAATTGGCGGAGGAAACCACCCCATTCATCCAGATTGGCCTCAACTTGATATTAGAAAAATTTCAAAAGATACATATCAAAAAGATGCAAGGTTATTACCCTTTCAATCTAATCAGTTATCAACTATCTGTAGTTGTTATTTATTACCTTGTTTTACCAAAAATGATGCTACTGTAGCACTAAAAGAATGGCTAAGATGTCTTAAACCTGGAGGAAAACTTGAACTTTATATCCCAGATTTAAAAGAAGTATTTAAGGCTTTTTTAGGTACTATTGCTAATGAAAAAGTTTTAAAAGAAGTTTATGGTTCTAATGACTGTGAGGTAAATTATTTTAAATATGGATATGATTTTAAAACAATCGACATGTTGCTATCAGATATCGGATTTGTAAGAGTTACAAAAATTAACAAAAAAACACACCACGAATATTCAATGATGATAGATGCATATAAATCGTTAAAAGAACCATCTAAACCGATTAAGTTATCTCCAACAGATATTTCATTAAACACAGAAAATAAAATCATTTTTTTAACTGAAGACACATCATGTTTCACGGGGGGGCGTTACTATAGTTGGTGGCTAGCCACTGCACTAAAAACGGCAGGACATGATGTAGTCATATATACCAACAGAAAGCCTTTATTTATAGATGAATTTAAGGATTATCCGCAACCTGAAGTAGAAGTAGTAACTGATTTAAAAAACATTGATGTCAAAGGCAGTATCTACATTGGTTCTCCTGTAATCGGCAGTTTACGTGCTTGTGAACTAGGTGTGAAATATAACAAACCTGTATTTGTCGAAATATTTGATCCGTTCCCTATGATGGCTAAATATAGAGGAAGAGCGAGTTATCCTTTTTGGGACAAAATAATTCCATTAATGCGTAAAAACAATATTAATATTATTAGTTTATGTAATACAACTAGTTCTTATATTTATAAATGGCTTAATAAAAGAAAAAATCAAGTATTCGAAATATATCCATGTGTTAATAGTGTTGAAAGAGATAAATCTGGTAAACAAGAAAAGGAAAATTGGATTACGTTTATAAGTCGTCTTGATAATCATAAAAAACTAGATCATGTTCTTGATGCAATCAAAGATACTGATTGTAATTTGCATATTATTACGAGCATTGATGGTATTAATTTCCCACAAATGTTAAGAGATAAAAATATGGTTAATCGTGTAGTAATACATAAATCAGTTAGCGATGAAGAAAAGTTTAGAATTATCAAAAAAAGTAGAGCAACAATTAATGGTGCTATTTTCGAAGGATTTGGTATGTGGTTAACAGAAGCATTGTCTTGTGGTGTTCCCACTGTTTGTTATAACTATCCTACATTTAAAGAGATTACTGCATTTACTGAACCTGAAAACCGTAATGTATATTTCGCTAAATATAATAACCCAGAAGACTTAAGGGCAAAGTTAAAACAGGCATTAAAAGAAAATAAAACCACTAAGGGAACTAAAAAGTTTGATTTTCCCGTTATGGTAAAAAGAATGAAAGAAGTTTTTAAACCCAGAATCGGTGTTGTTACGATTGCTTTAAACGAAAAAGATTATATTGGATCGAGTTTACATTCGATGGCAAATCATCCAATTATTACTAAAATCGCAGTAGTAGAAGGATGTGTCGATCTAAATAAATCTCAAGCAAACGAAAAAGGGCTAAGTAAAGATTCTACTAGTAAAGAAATAGTAAAAGCGATGAAAGATGATAATGAAAAGAAAATTGTATATAAAAAACACGGATGGGCAAATAATAAATCAGAACTTAGAAATAGTGCATTAGAATTACTAGGTGAAAACGTAGATTATGTTTTAGTTGTTGATGCAGATGAGGTGTGGAAAAAAGAAGATCTTGATAAATTAGCAAATTTTATTGAAATTAATCCTGACGTTTCTGTTATATGGTTTAATCCTTATCATTTCTGGAAACAACCAGACTTAATTGCAGTAGGAAGTGCTTGGGATGTAAGATTATTTAGATTTTTTAAATATGATGATAAAACACTACGATGGAAAGAACACGATGGCCCCGTTAGAAATCAGACAGGAGAATTGTCAACAAAACTTGGCAAAGAATTAACACTCAAGGATATCCATTTTTACCACTATGGAGCAATGAAACCAGAAAAGAGAATAAAAGCTAAGCTCGATTTCTATCGTAAACGTGATACAAATTTAACTGTTAAAGATACTTGGAGTAATTGGGAAAAGGGACAGGAAACTCAATGGACTAACCAAGGGGGGACAGCAATCAAATTTAAAGGAACACACCCACCCGAAATTAAAAAACTATTAGAAACAAGAGGGAATCCTGCAGATGATTAAAAAACCAGATTTAAATATTATTACATTTGCAGGTATTCATGGGTATTCAATTGCTATAAATCAATTAGTTTTAGGACTTACCGATTTAGGATATAAAATAAAAAAAATTTTTTATAATGGTAGTAATAATATAAAACGTTATGATAAAAAAACTTTAGCCGATAAAACAATTCTCTCTATCAATCCTATATTTATGAAACAATACCATAAGATAGGTAAAACATTTGTTTATACGATGTTTGAAACAGAAAAAATTGTTCCAGACATAGTAAAAATGATTAATTATTTTGATGGTGTAATTGTCCCTTGCAAACATAATGTCCGTTCTTTTGCAAAAAGTGGAGTAACCCAACCAATAGAACGTGTTTATTTATGTATAGATCCCACTTTTTTTATCGGAGATAAAATACAACATAAAGATTTTATTTTTATATCTCACGGATCTCATTCAATGAGAAAAGGTACAGATTTAATGATAAAGGCATTTTTAGAAGAATTTAATGAAGAAACAGATGTTAGATTAATTTTAAAGGATTCATCGGCAGTTATTCAGGACTATAAGTTACCGACTCATGATACGAGAATTAAAAGAATAGTTGGACGGATACCTTTATTAAAACTAAAAGAATTACTTCTTTCTTCCGATTGTGGACTTTTCCCGTCTCGTGGAGAGGGATGGGGATTAGGTGCCATGGAATGTATGGCCGTAGGATTACCCGTCATATTAACTAATTATGGCGGACTAGCTGATATGTGCAATAAGAAATATAACTATCCATTGAAAGTTAAAAAGATGGTGTCGTCTAAACCATACTATATCCGTTTTTCAAAAATATATGAAAATGTCGGGAAATGGGCTGAACCAGACTTAAATCATTTAAAAAAACTAATGAGATATGTTTATGAAAACCGCAAAGAAGGAATAAAAAAAGGACAAATGGCTTCTCGTTGGATTAAAAAGAATTTTAATAGAAAAAATCAAGCTAAAAAAATAGCTAAGATAATGAAACTATGAAAATAACAACAGTACTACTAAGCTATAAGCGGATAAAAAACTTAGATAATATTATAGATTCTATTAAAAATAGCAGTGTAAAAACTAAATTGATTATCATCAATAACAATCCAGACATAAATTTAGATATGGATAATATAGATGTTATTAATATGGGTAAGAATTATGGATGTATGGCTAGACAATCCATTGCCCTTTTATCTCAAAGCAGTCATTGTCTGTTTTTTGATGATGATTTAATGCTCGAAAGGGAAACAATTAAAAATTTATCTAATTGGGCAAAAAAACTACCAGATGCAATCATTGGATATTTTGGGATAAAACTGAATCGTGAAGATAAAAATACACCTTATCTAACTGGTAAAAAAATATTTACCGAAGATATTAATAAGCCACAACTGGTAGATATTGTCTTGGGGAGAATACACTTTTGTCAGAAAAAGAAAGTGATTGAAAGTTTCAAACTTCTAATTCAAACACCGAACATTGATAGAATTGAAGATGATATTTTCCTAAGCATGTCCAATAATTTCAATGGATTTAAAAACTACGTAGTACCCAAGATTCAAGATGGCGGGTATGTTAACTTACCAGAAGGAGATGTTGCTATAAGTAGACAACCAGGACATATAAACAAAAGGGATTTTACTATTAAACAAATTTACTCACGATGAATATAATATGGATAGCAGATTTTACAACTAAAAATCGTCCAGGTGGTGCTCAAGAAACTAACAATCTGATGGTGATTCATGGCAGAAAAATAGGGCATAAAGTTGAATATATGACACCTGATGATTTTAATACCGATGAATTAGAAAAAGCCGACTTAGTTATTGTAAATAATATATTAAAATTTCACAATTCTCATAGAAAATGGATTATTGAAAATGTTCCGTATGTTAAATATGATCACGATCATAATACTGCTAAAAGTATTGTGAATTTCCCCAAATTATTTCTCTCTGCAAAATTAAACATATTTCTTTCTCCGCTACATTTACAAGAAGTATCAAAGATAGTGAAATACAAAATACCTAATGCAAAAATTGTTCCTTCGCCAATAAACACCGATTTATTTAAGATAACTAACAAAGACAGAATCAAAGATAGTATTTTTATGTGTGGAAACTTATCCCCATTCAAAGGAATAAACAATGTAATTGATTACCTGAAGAAGCATAAAGAAAAGAAACTATTTATTGCAGGATGGGATGAAGATAAAGCAAAAGAGTTAATTAGTATGAAAAATGTTACATTCTTGGGTTTTATAGAACACAATAAATTGCCTGAGGTATATAACAGATATGAATCTTTTATTCATTTAACATCATCTGAAGAAGCATGCGGGAGAACAGTATTAGAAGCGTATTTATGTGGTTGTAAATTGATAGTCAATGAAAGAGTTGGTGTCATGAGTTATAAGTGGGATTGGAAAAACTACGATGAAATAAAAGAGAAAGTAAATAGTCAAAAACAATTTTGGAAATTAATTGAGGAAATATAATGTCAAAAATATCAATCTACGATAATAACGAAAAACTATCATACAATCCAAATACTATGAAAAATGGTGGTGTGGGTGGGACACAAACAATTATCATTAATGTTGCCAAAGAACTAGCCAAAAGAAATCATGATGTTACTGTTTATATTAAATGTAATTTTCCCGATATTTACGATGGAGTTAAGTACTATCAATATTATGATTACAAACCATCAAATGAAGATGTGTTAATTGGATTCGAAAGTTTGCCAAAAGAATATAATGCTAAAAAGATTTTCAATTGGTCAACAAGAATTGCTATTGATGATGTAATTAAATATCCAGATATCAATAAATTAATTGTACTAAGCAATTGGCAGAGAGATAGATATGCTTCTGAATTACCTAAAGATTTAGTAGAAAAAATGGTAGTAATTGAACCTGGTGTAAGTAAAAAGTTTTTTCAACCTGATATTAAAAAATGGCACAAAAGTATTACTTATATGGGGCATCCATTTAAAGGTGGAATGAAGGCATTGATAGAATATGCCAAAAGATTAAAACCAAAGGTAAAAGATGCTGATATTCATGTCTATGGTGGAGGAAAACTATGGGGTTGGGAAGATACACAATATAGAAAACTTTACGATGATTTAATTCGCAACAAAATTTTATATCATGGACAAACTGGCAAAAAAAAGATAATGCATCAACTTAATAATACTGAAATATTTATGTATCCCATTGGTAATCATATTCAAGAAACTTTTTGTTTATCTATTTTAGAAGCGATGGCTTCAGGTTGTGTAGTAATTACTAACGATAATGGAAATATCAAAAACATAGTAGGAGATACTGGATACATTATTGATGGTAATGTGGATGATTACATGTGGCACATAGAAGCAGTGCAAAAAACACTAGAACTTTTTAATGATTATACCCTTATGTTAAAATTATCTAATAAAGCGAGAAAAAGAGCAAAAGGATTTACTTGGCAAAAGACAGTTGATAAAATGGAGGTATTAATTTGATTATTGGATACGCCTATGTTGTCGGTGACATTCTTCATTTTGGCCATATCCAGCATTTAAAAAATTGTAAAGCTCTTTGTGATAAGTTGATTGTAGGCGTGTTGACAGATAAATCTTGTATGGAGAAAAAGCCTAAACCCATAATTTCCTTTAAAGAAAGGATAGAGTTGGTGTCTGAGCTTAAAAGTGTTGATGCGGTTGTTGCTCAAAAAAAATATTCGCCAGTAGAAAATATTGAATCAATTAGACCGAATATTCTTTTTGAAAGCAGTAGTCATAACGAAAAAATCTTAAAAAATAGTAAAAATTGGGTAGAGTTATATGGAGGTAGAATGATTGTTATGCCTTATTTCCCATTACAAAGCTCAACTAAAATAAAGGAGAAAATTCGTGGTAACTCATAAATTATCAATGTTAAAAAGTTTTATTTGGAGAGTAATGGGGGTATTTATTTATGCCACAGTATTTTATTCCTTCACTGGTAAATTACAACTCACAATAAAAAGTTCACTAGCACATCATACAACTTTTTTATTGGTGTTTTATTTACATGAGAGATTTTGGCTTTGGCTTAAAAAACCAAACAGTAAAGTAAAAGCATGGACTTATGAAATCGTTCTAGGCATGGGATTGGGCGGACTAATTGTCTACTATTTCACAGGAACATGGAAAACGGTTACACTGATAACTGGAACTTATACAGTTATTAAAATTATTACTTACTATATAAATGAAAAAGTATGGTCAAAAATAGAGAGCAAAAAACAATAGTAATAAGTGGATCACATGGTTTTGTAGCTTCAAATCTATCAAAATTATTACAAGTCAAACCCATTCCAAGAAAACTTCTATGTAATGTAACCGCATTAACTGATTATTTATCTTCAGTAGATACGGTTATTCACACCGCTGCTTATGGTAACTATAATTTTCAGAAAGGAGATAGAAATGTTTTTAATGTAAATGTAGTTTATACATTTAATTTACTGGAAGCATCAAAAAATGCTGGAGTAAAAAATTTCATTAACTTCAGTTCATCTTATGAACTTGGAACGAAAAAGGAACCAATGCATGAAGAAATGGTGGCAAGACCTGAAACAATCTATGGATCAACTAAGGCGTGTGGCACTCAAATCACAAGACATTTTTCAAAATTCTTTAACGCAGTAACCGTAAGGCCTTTTTCTATAATGGGAGTTGGCGAACAAGACTTTCATTTAATACCGACATTAATTAAAAGTTGTTTACATGGTAATGAAATACCATTTGTCCCCGAACCAGTACACGATTTCATAAATGTAGTGGATTTATGTAATGGCGTAATAATAATTCTTAATAATATAGAAAAAATTAACGGAGAAATCTTTCATTTGGGATGTGGTAAACAATATACAAATCAAGAAGTTTTAAAAATAGTTGAAAAAACAACAGGAAAAAAGGCACACATTAGGTTGGTTAAAAGTATGAGAGATTATGATTCTAGTTTTTGGATGGCTGATAACAGTAAATTAAGAGCATTAGGATGGAAACAAACCAAAACACTAGAAGAATCAATTAAGGAGATGGTAGAAAGTGTATAAAAAAAGGGTTCTCGAAATATCTTATAAACTCGGTTTAAGTCATATTGGAAGCTGTCTTACTTCTTTGGGAACAATTAGTAGAATCTTTTTATCTAAACTTCCCAATGAAAAATTTGTTTTAAGTAATGGTCATGCGGGATTGGCATTATATGTAATACTCGAAAAGCATGGATTTGCTAATGCGGAAGAATTATTTAAAAAACATGGAACTCATCCTAATAGGGATAATGTCATAGATTGCTCAAGGTGGTTATGTCGCAGGGCATGATTACAGACCTGAACATAAAGGAGTATTCCCTGCGGTAAATGATTTTTTATCGAAATATAAGGGCAAATATGAAAAAATCACAATTACTAGTGAAAATGGTTTTTTTATAATCAGAAAGATATGAAACCAATAACTGAATTACATAATAAACATAAAGGAAAAGAAATATGGATTGCTGGATCTGATCCATCATTAGAAAACTATCCATATGATTTTTTTAATGACAAGATAGGCATTACTCTCCATCTTGCTTACATAAAATTTCCCAATGCGACTTATCATTACTTCAATGAAAGAGACAGGTTTGTATTTTTAAAAGAAAAATATCCTGAGATTGTTAATAAAACAAACATATTTGGTTATCCATTTTATAATCGATCTAAAAAGGTGGCCGATGAAGCAATAGGTAAAGCTAGAGATAATTCATATTATCTTGATCTAAAACCATATCCTCCTCATGGAAACTCTGGTTCTATCTTTAATGATTCTGGTCCAAATGCTATGCGAGCAATGGTTAGTGATGCTGTAAAGGGCGAAAGAATGGACTACGGGGGACATGGAACTTGTTTACACCCATGTTCTTATGTGGCAGTCATGATGGGTGCTAAAACAATTAATATCATTGGTTGTAATTTCAAAAACATAGAAGGAAAAGAGCATTTTGGGGTAACTAATAAAATAGACCATGACATGCGACCAACAACGCCTTCATTCACAGGATATAGAGGTACGAGAATGACTCGTGGATTGATGGGAATAACTGCTGGTTGTATGGATAATAATATTAAAGTTAATTGGATTGAAAAATATGATACAAAAACCAAACAACTTGTGTATCGGGATTCGTACACTAAACCGAACAAGTTACCTAAAAAAGTGTCTGGATTCACTCCTCTCTAATACAGATTTAGATGGAGTCGATTTTCATTTCATTCAAGACGGAACTGTTAATCAATATACAGGGATAAGATATGCAACGGATGAATCAGTCGAAGCGAATTTGAAGTTTCTTAAAGAAATCGATCTTCCCAATAAAGAAATCTTAGTAAAACCGTTTAATACGGGGACATCAATCCATAAAGAATTACAACTAGACCTTTTTTTTCCTAGATACGAATATGCCATTATGTGTGATGATGATTTAATTTTCAGTAAAAACTATATTGCCAACATAAAGACATTATTTGAACAATTCAAAGATGACCCAAAAGCAGGAATGATTCAAACATCTTTTAGACATAACGGAGAAAACATTCAATCTCTTGAAAAAGCAGAAAAAAGGGGCGATAGTGTATCTTACGGTTTTTCTCACCGATGGGAACAAGGATTTTGGAAAGAAAGTGCTAAAAAGATTAAGCCTCTTATTAGGCCTTATTTTGACTTAATCAGAAAAATTGACTTCAATAAACTATGGAGAGATAGAAGTTCGTACCAAGAATTTCGTACATCAATAAGTAAATTATATGGATTAGCATTCGCTGGAGATCATGTTCTGGAAGTTTGTGCTCAAAAAGCTGGATACGCTGGAATACACACAAACGTTTTATTACATAAGACTATTGGAAAAAAAGGAGGTTACAGTTTTAAAGGAGGGAGATTTGATTCTGGTTCTTATGATAAAATAGAACTACATCAATTAGGAGATGTTAAAAGTTATAGAAAGGATAAGTAAATGGAAAAGGTAGGAGTATTTATTTTAAACTACATGAGGCCTGACACAACTCCAAGAGTTGTTGATTCAGCACTACACCAAACCCACAAACCCGAAGCTGTATATATATGGAATAATAATCCCGAAACGACTGTTAATTTCTCTGGTTGTATAAATATCAATTCTCAAGAAAACTTCCGTTGTATTATGCGTCATGCTGTAGCATTAGCTAAATACCAAATAGATCATTGGTTATTTATTGATGATGATGTGGTAATGAAACCAGGAACCATTGAGAATTTTCTTGTTTATCATAAAAAATATCCTGAATCAATTCTTGGTTATTATGGTAGAAATATTCCCAAAGATGGACTTTATTCTTTAGATGGTAGTAATTGGTTTACCAATAAAGAGAAAGAGGTAGATCTTGTCATGGGAATGATTCATTTCTGTCACAGAAATAAATTGGCAAATTCATTCCAGTTAAAGAAACTTAATCCAGACATGCCAATGACTGAAGACGACATTATTCTTAGCTTAAGCAATAAATACTTGGATAAAGCAAAAAACTATGTAATTCCTTACAATAACGAAAATGGGCCAATACCTCTTAGTAGTAAACATAGAGGACTTAGTGCTTCTGGTGGACACGCTGGAAGAAGAAAAGATGCGGTTAGAAGTATTCTTGAATGGACTGGAGAGAGAACTCCTACTCCTGATATAGTCCCAAAGCAAGAAGATGGTTTTAAATCAATATAATATGGCAAGTGAAATAAGAAAGACTATTTTTAAGATAATGGAGCATTATAGTCGAATATTAAAACCTTATAATAAAAAATGGAAAGTAATGGAGATTGGAATTGATGGTGATCCTAAACCAGGAGGGAATTATAAATATTTTGGTATCGGGAATGATTATAAAACATTAGACATACTTAAAAGAGTTAATCCTGATATTGTTGCCGATATTTGTGATACTAAACTACCAGGGAAGAAATGGGATTTGATTATTTTCAGTCAAACATTGGAACATATATTTGATTTTAGATCAGCAATTAAAGAGTGTTATCGATTATTAAAAACTGGAGGATTTTTGATTATCGATTGTCCTTTTGTTCATCCTTATCACGCAACAGGAGGATATGATGATTATTGGAGAATATCTCATACAGCTATGAAAAAACTATTAGAAGAAGTTGGATTTGAGTATGGAAAGACAGTTTCGGTTAATGATTTATTAACATCAGCAATGGTGAGAAAACCAAAATGAAAACTTGTACATTAGACTTTGACGATTTTAGTGAAACTAACAATAGACTAGATTGGCTGTGGATGTTAAAAAATGAGTTTCCTTATTTCAAAGTAAACTTATTCACTGTTCCTAGTCAATGTTCAAATGAATTTATAGAATACATAGGTGGATTATCATGGATTCAATTATGTATGCATGGTTATTCTCATAAACACAATGAGGATGTTAGTCTAAAGTTTCTTCAAAATAGGGCTAGATTACATCAGACATACCATTTTGCTCCTATTTATCGTGCCCCATATTGGCAACTTTCTGATGTCATGTATGAAAAATTAAAGAAACTTAAATATAAAATAATGCTTCATCCTGACGATCCGAGAGATGGAATTAAATATAATTGGAATATTAAAGATAGCCCGCCTCCCCTGAATATTTTGCGAGGGCATGGCCACATACAGGATACTCAAGGTAATGGACTTATTGAGACTATGGAAAACATTATGAAACTACCAAAAGATACAAAGTTCAAATTTATATGAAACCCAAAATTTCAGTAATCATTTCTACCTATAACAGAGAAAAACTACTTCAAAGAGCCATTGACAGCGTATTGGCTCAAACATTTAAAGATTTTGAAATTGTCGTAGTTGACGACCATAGTGATAAACCTCCCAATATCAAACTCCCAGATGGTGAAGATAGATTAATTGCTATGAGATTACCTTACAACACTGGTTACATGGTTAGACCAAAGAATATAGGAATAATAATAGCCAGAGGTGATTATATTTGTTATTTAGACGATGATAATACTTATCTCCCTAATCATTTAGAAGTACTTTATAAAGCAATTATTAAACATCAAGTAGATGTCGTCTATGGTGATAGAGTTTATAAAAGTAATAATCCTAATGAAAAGAGATTTATGGGAAAACAAAGCCTTCCTTATAATTTAACGCAAATTAATAATGGTAATTACATCGATACATCGGATATTATGCACACTATCCAATCCATCAATGACATTGGCTTTTGGGATATTTTTTGGGAAAGAAAAGGTGACTGGCTATTAATGGTTAGATTTGGTAAGGCAGGAAAAAGGATTGTCCATGTCCCAGAAGTGATTACTGAATATCATTGGGGAGATTCGAACATAGGACAACAAAATCCAATGGGAGGAGATTTTTCACCAAGTACGAAACAATTTAGAACTCATATACAAAATTTAGCAAAGGATGTTTATAAAGGAAGTTGAATACTTTATAATTATAAAGTATAATATAATTATAAAGTATGAATATTGAATTAACTCCAGCTAAAGAAGTAGTTATATGCCAAACTTGTGGAAAAAAGTTTGTAGCATGGAAAAACTATCATAGACAATTTTGTAGTCGTCAATGTTCTGGTAAAGATCCTATCCGTATAAAAAGAGCTAAAATATTAGGTAATAAAAATGTTAAACCAAAAATTAAAAGAATTTGTCAATATTGTGGGAAGGAGTTCAGTTTTGCACCTTGTTATCTAGAAGTAAAGGGATTTAAGGGAATATTTTGTAGTACAACATGTTATGCAAAATCACGCATCGGTAATAAAAGTCCAGGACATTCTAAAAGATTATTAGGAAGAAAAAGACCTAAACATTCTCAAAAAATGAGAGGTTCAGGTAATTCTAATTGGAAAGGCGGAATTGCACGATTACCTTATTCATATGAATTTAATGAAAACCTAAAAGAACAAATTAGAAAAAGAGATAATTATACTTGTCAGCTTTGTGGTAAATTACAAAAAGATGAATTAAACCAATATAATAGAAAATTATCAATTCATCATATAGACTATGATAAGAAAAATTGTAAAAAATCTAATTTAATTAGTTTATGTAATAAGTGTAATTCCGTGGTTAATTTCACCAGAAAGCAATGGATAAAATATTTTAAAGAAAAATTAATAAAAAAATGAAGATTGCCATATTCTCACTTACAAAAAACCGTTTATATTACACAAAAAGAACACTAGAAAGTCTTCACAATAAAACACACATCCCTTATGATCATTATATTATAGACCAAGCAAGTACAGATGGAACATTAAATTATCTCAATAAACATAAAGACATTTATAATCTTAAAATCTATCCTTTAGGGATAAACATTGGCATAAATAGAGGAGTCAATTTTGCCATTGATAGGATTGGTGATGAAGCAGACATAATTTTGAAGCTGGATAATGATGTTGAAATTGAAACAGATGGTTGGTTAAAAAAGTGTATCAACGTATTATCCAAAAAGTTTGTCATTTCCCCCTATGTTAAGGGATTAATAAATAATCGTGGTGGAGTAAATAGATATGGACATATTAAAGAGTTTAATATAGGATTAACGCCATTTATAGGTGGTATATGTATGATTGGTTACAGAGATGCTTGGACAAAAGATTCTAACGGATGGGAGTTCCCTGTACCTAAACATGCAGGAGGAGATAGGGCTTTTTGTATGAAATTAAGTCTTTCGGGATATAAATTTGGGTATGTTGAGGATGTAGTGATTAAACACATCGAAACGACAGAAGGACAACACAAACGATATCCTAGTTATTTTAAAAAAAGACAAACCGAAAGAAAGATGGTATTCTAAAGGAGAATGATGATAAAGAAATATGAGTGTCAAAAATGCCATCATAAGTTTTCTAAAGTAGTAGGTTCTAGTTTCATTAAGACTGTAATGCCCCAATGTCCTATTTGTGGTTCTGAAAACATTCGGAGTACAGACTATATTGAAAAAAAAGAAAAGAAATAGTATCATTGACAAGTAGATATAGTCTTTAATATACTTGTCTTAGTTTAAGTTTTAAGTTAAGAGTCCCAGGAAAAGCCTTTATTAAAAGGAATAGATAGGGACTTTTTAAATGTATAAATGGATTTAATATACAATTGTGGATATTACACAACACTTACTCTAGTATCAAAAAGTAACAAAAAGTATACTTTTAGAAAAAGATGTGTAACAGAAATAGATAATAAAGAAGATGCAAATTACTTTTTAGAAAAAACTGCGAGTGACATCTCTTGGTGTTCTAAAAATAGTAGAAGCATCCCTCCATTTATGAAATTAGAAGATTGGTGTGCAGGTAAAGAGGGTAGATTCGATATTAAGCCTTTTAGAATCTATATCCCTAAACTATATAAAGATTTATTTTTATTAAAATAATTAAGGAAAAATCATGACAGACACAAAAATTCAAAGATTTAAAATCGCTATTCCTATTCTTAAAACTAGCGTTAAGATTATTAAAGACAAAGACGGTAATGAAGTTGAAGAAAGATATTTAGATGGAGTTGCTTCGGGGACGGATTTAGATTTACACGGAGATAGAATGTCACCGTCTGCTATTGAATCTATGGCTAAATCTCTCAAACAACATGTTATTAATCTTAATAATGAACACGATACTTCTTGGTCAAGCGAGATAGGTGATATTAATGAGTTAACAGTAACGGACAAGAATGATCTTACTATTAAAGCTAAACTTAATAAAATGAGTACAGCTAACGATTTATGGTATGCTCTAACAGAACAGAATAAGAAACTTGGCCTTTCAATCGGTGGATATGTTAAAGACTATGAGATGGTTAAAGAAGGTGAAGGAAAAGATGAAAAATGGGTTCGTCTTTATAAGAAAATTGACTTAGATCACATCGCTGTTACATCCCGACCAGCTTATCCTAAAGCATGGGTTTCAAATATTGCAAAATCAATTAATGAAGAAAATGATAGAGTATTAATAAAGAAAATAAAAAAAGAAAATAAAGAAAAAAGTAGAAGGAATGAACGAAGAAAGCAATTCACTGAATTGGCAAGATCAATTGTTCGAAGTATCCAAAATATGGAAGCCGATTTATTACTTGAACTCGTTGAGAAAGGACTTACCTTTTTAAACGAAAAACAAATATTATTAATTGAAAGGAGTCTAGAAATGACTAAAAAAGATCCCTCACTGGAAGCTGACAAGTCTAAGAAAGACGAAGCTAAAAAAACCAAGTCCGAAGGTAAAAAAGCTGAAAAATCAGCAGCACCAGAGAATGAGAAATCCAAAAAGAAAGTATCTAAAGTCAAGAAATCGAAAACCGATTCAAAAGAGAAAAAAGTTGTTAAAACTAAAATCTCTAAAGAAAAAGTCAAGAAATCGAAAACTAAAAAGAAAAATCTCAAGGAGTCGGGCAAAAAGGAACACTCTGTGACTAAGAAAGTGAAAACTATCAAAGTAAAATCAGAGAAAGAACCTAAAAAGAGCAAAGAGGCAGAACTGGTTAAAACTGTTAAAGAACTTTCTAAAAGTCTTAAAACAGTACTTTCAGGCTATGAAGAACTTCAAGAAAAAGTTGAAAAGCTTGAAACTCAACCATCAAGTCGCAAGACTGTGGAAGTTAAACGGACACTCGGAGATGAAGAAACCGAAGATAAGAGTGTTGACGAATTGAAAAAGGCAAGAGACAAAAAAATTGAATCAGTTAAGAAAGAATTTGTAAACGATGCCAGTTTATTCGCTAGAATCCAAAGAGTCCGTGCCGAATATGCTAAAAGAATAGTAAATGTAGAGTAAAAGGTTTAGTTTTTATTATTTATTAAATGACTTAAAAAGAAAGGCAAAAAGTATGACAAAGAAATCGCAAGTAAAATTGCAAAAAGCTCTACTTGATGCTGCCTCGTTACTTCAAAAGTCAGCAAACGTATCTCAAGGCGTGGATCAAGCTGCATCCATGCTCATGAAAAGTGCTATTTACACTACAACCTCTGGAGCATTCGCTCAAAGAGAGCACTTAGACACCCAAATTGGTGACATCACCAAGAGGAACACCCCGTTCCTTGACAAGGTTGCTAAGGTAAAAGCAAATGGTAAAACTCATGAATGGGACATGGTTACGGCACTAGGAAGCACTGATACTGCTGTCGCTGAGTGCGGTACTCCTCCCGAGAATGACGCAACAATCACTCGCTATTCTGCTCAAATTAAGACTTACGCCACAAGCGTAAAAGTCTGTGATTTGGCACAATGGGCTGCAAGTGACTACTTTGACTTGATGAATCTTCATCTAGAAAAAGGAATGCGTAAAATTCTCCACGATGTTGAGAAAAAGATTTATTACGGTAATCATGATGGTACAAGTACCAATGACTTTACCGGGTTATATAAATTGATTGCTGATTATGCTGGGGCTTCCAATACCATTAACGCAAGTGGGAATCCAATTTCCCAAACTTACATAGACAACGCCATTCAGGCTGTTGTTGATAATGGTGGAATGTCCACCCATATGTTTATGGGGGCAAAAGATTTGAGAGACTTCGCTGCTCTCTGGGCTAACAAAGTTGTTTACAATGATCCGAATGCTGGTATGACTTTTGGTTATAACGTAGCACGTTACATGTCATGGGCTGGGCCAATTGAAATTGTCCTTGATCCATTCCTGATAGCGGCTAGTTCACCAAATACTCCTAATACAGATGTGTTTATTGTAGATATGGATGAAGTTGCTTTAGCACAGACAGAACCGATGTATCGTCTTCCGACATACAGAGCATTAGATTTGGCTGAAACCCAAACAGTGGTCTGGAATATTGTTTTGGAAGTTCGTGTCCCTCAATGGCAGGCAGTTGTTAAGAACTTAGGATAATCAATGTTTTTAAAAAAACAGATTAGTAAAAGATATTAAAAAGGGGTGAGTATTGAATTACTTGCCCCTTTTTTAGTAAAGTGTTATATTTAAATAGTAAGGAGATAAAAATGAAGAATCTAGTAATAGTCCAAAGCAAAACAATCAACAATGAAAGCATACCTATCGTCTTTAAGACAGCTCAGGTAATGCAAGGAGGGGAAAAGGATGAAAGAGAACTTAGTCGAAGTTACATTTTTAAGAATTTCCAGGCTACAATCCCACTCAAATTAGCTAAAATTATTGTTAAACAAAGTCCTAATGAATTTTCAATCGTAAAAGGATTAGATAAAAATCCAGATAAATCAACAAAACGAGTTTTAAGGGTAGCAAAAGAAAAAATAGAAGGTTTTACTTGTCCTCACTGTGGGGCAGTAACTAAAAGTAAAGCAGGTTTAACATCTCATATTAGATTTAACCATCCCGAAAAATGGGAAGGTAAAAAGGAGAAAAAATAATGCAAGTATTCGGTAATATGTATACAAAAAAGATAGTTTGTGCAAATAACAATGGAGCTGAACAAGATTTCGATAATGTTGCTAGTACTGAAAAGTTAGTTAAAATAACACCCACAACAAATGTTTATGTTTTGTTTACACCAACATCAAGTACTCATGAAGCAGACAATGCTGATTATTTTATCCCAGCCAACCAAGAAAGAGAATTTCTCGCAGGCAGGGGACTTGATAGATTGACGATAAGAAACGAAAGTGGTGGTTCGTCAGATATTCATGTCGCTATCTTATATTAAAAAGTAAAAGATTTAGTTTTATGAAGATAATTTTTTTATTACCTTCTCTAAGGGTAAGCGGTGCAACAGTTATATTCGAATTGATAAACGGCCTTTCTGACAAGGGACATGATGTTAGGATTACTTCATTAGATGAATTAGTTTCTGTTGAATATCCTTTATTAATAACACCCCAAAAACTTCAAGATAGTTTGGAATTTTTTGAAAAAGCCGATGCAATTGTTGCATATCAACCTCCATGTGCTTTTTACGTAAACGATTTAGATGTTCAAACAAAAAAGTACTACTTTTTAACAGATGACGTTAAGAAATTTTATCCCAGAGAACTTTTTAAAGCTAAATTCCCCAATCTTGATAAAGACAGAATCGACATTGAATATAGAACACAGCAAACGTATATTGATAACTCATATCAATTACCTCTCAATTTTTTAGTTACAAATAAATATTTAACATCCCGAAAAGATACATTCGTTATCCCAATAGGATTAAATCATAAACTTTTTTATCCTGATTTAGGTATGCCTAAAGGAGATAGATTAAGAATTTTAGTAGATGGAAACCTCTCGCCGTGGAAGGGTGTTGCAGATATAAATAAAGCATTAAGCAATTTGAGAGATTTTGATCTATGGACAATGAGTAACACTAAATTTACGATAAAAAGCGACAAGCATTGGGTAAATCCAACACAAGAAGAAACTAGAAAGATACTATCATCATGTGACATATTAATAAAAGCCAGTTATGAAGATGGAACAGCAGAAATGCAAGCTAAAGCAATGGCGTGTGGTTGTGCGGTTCTTACTAGAAAAACGTCTGGTACTAGAATGTTTTGTAATGACAAAAACTCACTAATTTTTACTCAAAATCAATCAATTGAAAAAGACTTAGAAAAATTAATGAAAAATAAGAAAATGAGAGAAGAACTAATTAGAAATGGACTAGAAACAGTAAAACAGTTAAACTGGGATAAATCTATTAGAATTTTAGAAAAAGCACTAAAAGGGAAATAATAATGAGGAATTCTTATATAATAATAAATTCGGAAGAATTGAGAAAAGCATATAAAACAAAAAATATAAAGGAGTGTGCTAAATTTTTTAATTGTTCACCTGAAACTATTAAAAGAAGACTTATTAGAATTGGAATTAAAATTAAAACCAAATCAGAAGTTTTAAAAGCATATTATAAAACAGATAAAGCTATACCTGAAAGGAAAAGAAGAAGTAAAAGAGCAAAGAAAAACAAAATTTTTCAACATTATAAAGGAAGTGGAATTGGATTACCAAAAAATGTAAAAGGAAAGAAAAATCCTAATTGGAGAGGTGGTAATTCACCTAAATATTGGACTCAAAGAGTAATAGCACATTATGGAGATAAGTGCGATATTTGTAAATGGGATAATGTTCCAGAATTATTAGAAGTACACCATAAAGACTATAATAGAAAAAACAATACGATTGAAAATGGGCAAGTATTATGTCCTACTTGTCACAGAATTATTCATTTTAAAGAAAGGGGATTCAAATAATGTCAGATGAGATTATGAAGGGTGGAATTGCACAAGCTGGTGAGGTGCAAGTACCCAAGAGATTGAATCTTTTGTGGATTCCTCGAGATAACAAAGGTTGCGGGTTCTACCGCATGATGGTTCCCGCTAATGAGATTAAAAGACAAGATTTAGCTAATGTAGTTGTTAACTTTGGTTGGAATTGGAAAATGGTTGAATGGGCTCATATTATCATTGTTCAAAGAATGACTGATATCGAGGCATATGAAACTTTCGATCAGGCACACTCCTTAGGTAAAAAGATTATTTATGAATTAGATGACTATGTAAATGCTATTTCTCCCACCAATCCTTCTTATGATTTTTGGAGTCCATTTGGCCCTAACTATGCTCGTTGTTTAAAAATAATGCAGAAATGTGATGCTATGCAGGTAACTACCGATAGAATGAGAAATGAATATTCTCTTTGGAATCCACGTGTAGATGCTCTGGGTAATTATTTAGATAAACACCTTTGGGATGTGCCTGCATGGACAGCAACTCATTGGGATAATTATTATAAGAAAAAGAATGATGGTATAATTAGAATAGGATGGGCAGGAGCCGCAAGTCATTACGAAGATTTGCAGTTAGTAGAACAAGTTATTACTAAAATCTGTCAGAAATATCCTAACGTACATTTTTGCTTAATGGGGTACCATGGAGAGTCTAAAAGGGGAGCAAATCTCTTTCAAAACGTTCCATCTACTACATCAATCTGTCCCTACTGTAAACATGAAGGACAACTCGAAAAAATATCAGGGATTGATTTACTATACTACCCAAGCAAATTAAAAGAATGTGCATTTGACATTGCAATAGCACCTTTAATAGAAACTGGATTTAACCAGTGCAAAAGTGATATAAAGATAAAGGAGTATGCAGCATTAGGTGTTCCAGTGGTAGCAACAAGGATGAAGCCATATAGTTTAAGTGTAAAGGAAGGATATACGGGGTTCTTAGCCACCACAGGAAAGGAATGGTTTGATGCTTTAGAACTTCTTATCAAGAATAAAGAATTAAGGGAAAAACTTGGTAGAAATAACTATCGATGGTATAAAGAAAATACGATTGATAAACACATCCACAAATGGATGTCCTTTTACAACCGAGTTATAAGTTTTAAGTATAAGTGGTAGAAACTTCATTAGAAGTTTTTTATTATTAATCAAAAGGAAAAAACACTATGGCTGCAACATTTCAATGGTGGGGCGAATACGGAGCAATTGGTTCTCCAACAACAGCTGACTTGGGTGTTTCTGGAAACCTTTTCAACTTTAAGACAAGTAACTCGCTTGCTTCGGCTGCGGATTATACTTCTTATCCAATCACTGCGGGTAACAACTCGTATGATGTTTGGTTGAAAGGACACTTCACAGGATCATTCAATAAGATTCAGAACGGTAAATTCTATAAATCGTCAGGTGCATTGGGAACAGGAGAATCTGTTAAATTCATTGGTGCCGTAACCGCTTATCACACTCCCGTAACAGGGAATAGTTCTTACGCATCAGCTGATGTTCCAACATCTGCACCAGGTACAGCAAATGTGTCGTTCAACTCAAGTCTTGATGGAAACATCACTGGAGTAGGATACTCTGACTTTATTGTTACTCAGTTGCGAACAACAACTGCCGCAGAAGCTGGAGATACCGCTACGTTCACATTCACGCTTACCTATGATGAGAATTAAAATTTAAGTAAAAGAAAAAATTATGGCAAAATATATACCAATACATCCTAACGATGATACTTTTAAAAGATTGATGAAGGGAGTCGCTAAGGCTCTCCGAACAGGAAATGCCAAACTCTTGGATTCTATGAAAAAAGAGTTTGCAGAAAGTTATATCGATCTTTTCTATAATAAAGAAACAGATATTGTTAGGCTGGTAAGAAAAGACTCGCCACCAATTGACTTTCCTGTAAGTCAATGGACGAGTTTGCCCATAAAAAAGTAAAAGTTAAAATTAATGGTCGCTTGCAATACAATGCACCAATGGAGGAATACAATCCTATGACTATAAAACCAATAGGTAAACTAACCGTTCAAGAAGAAGATGCTAGAAATGAATTAAAATATGAATGGATAGCTAAATATATCGATGGTACTGAATTAAAACAGTATGATGATAAAAATCGGTTAGTTTATCATTTTGGCAATATAGATCGAGAGAAAATTAAAGAATTTGTACTTGAATCTAAAACAGAACCTAAATTTACAGTTTCTGTTAATCTAGAAACAGGATTATTTTATATAAATGAGAAACCTGTGGAAAAGATACAAGTAGATAAAGAACAAATACCTCTCGGTTTGTCTTTCGGTAATAAAAAAATTGTTTCATCTTGGGGAAATAAAGCAAAATTGATTTATGTTCGCCATGTTAGGAGAGATTTTAATATGGGAGCAGGAACAACAATTGCAAAAATCAATTATGAACTAGGATATGAAGCAATGATAGATGGG